CTTGTGTAAATATATGGAAATTTTTACAGGAGAAAAAATTCAACAACAAGCAGATGTTTATTTAGGTTTTCAAGATGATTTTAATTACAATCCTATTATAAAAAATCAAAAAAATAAACATCTGGACATTAATTCTATTATTAGAAACTACCAAAATCCATCTATTATTTTTTGTTATTCGCATAGGATATTTAATTTTTGTGAAAAAATACATTTTTTTCAAAATAATTTTGTTTTAATAACACATAATTCTGATGAAAATATTGTAAATAATGAAAAGACCAATTTTATTCTTGAATGTCCAAAATTAAAAAAATGGTATGCACAAAATATTTGTTTTAATCACCCAAAATTATTTTTTATCCCCATTGGAATTGCAAATAGTATGTGGAAACATGGAGATCTTACTTTATTTGAAAACAAAGATTTTATAATGTCTTTGGAAAAATCTAAAAATGTATATTTTCTTTTTAATATAAATACAAACCAATCAAAACGACAACCTTGTTATGACAGTTTAAAATATAAATTGAAATGGTTAGATAATATGGATCCTCATAATAATTTTGTTAGACTAAGTAAACACAAATTTTGCATTTGCCCAGAAGGAAATGGAGTAGATACGCATAGGTTATGGGAAGCATTATATTTAAAATGTGTACCAATTGTTATAGAATCCGAATTCACCGAAATTTTACAAAAAAATAATATTCCATTGGTTGTATTGAAATCTTGGAGTGATTTTGATGAAAGTAAATTAGATTATTCAAAGTACGTTTTTTCTTCTTATTATATAAATGATTTTTTCAAAATATTATAAAATAAATCCAACAAATAAGTATTTAAAAAAATACACATTAATCAATTAAAATGTCTGTGACAAGTTATGCAACAAAAAATGATCTACTATTAAACAATTTGATGGAGTTCTATAAGAATGAAGACAATATGACCAAAATGTTGAAAATTATTACTGGCGAGTCCAAGATTTCTCTCCGAATTGTGGATTGGTTTGCAACAAATTATGCGAAAAAATATTATACATTGTATTCCATTACTGACGTAAACGGATTAGAACGAAGGTTCAAGGTTTACGTGGACTATAAGTTGAAACTAAAGGCTTACAGTAAGGAGAATTTTGATCCTTTTTGCAGATGGGAACGCATTACAATTCCATACAAAGATGGTTCGTTTATTGAGACTACGCTTGGTCAACTGAATTTTTTCAAATGGTCCCTGGAAAATAAAATCATTGAATATATTGAGAGCAATTATGCTGATATTGAGAAGGATATGAACAGCCGTAATAGCACGTCAAAGAGAAAGGGTGTTCCGGCAGATGCGACCAAGACACGAAAGAAGCGTGAAGAGCTATCTGTTTCTGCTACTAAAAGCATTAAGAAAGAGAAGGTGGAAATTGTTGTGAGTTTTAATTAGAAGAAAGAGAAAATAATTAAAACCGTTAGTTAAACTATTATTTAAATAAAAAGCGCTTATTTAAATAATGGGAAATTCCATGTCTTCACAAAAAATCAATTTTGAAGATATGCAAAAGGTTTGCAAAAATCACGAATCATATATAGTGATTAGCACATTACCTGAAACAGAACAAGGATGTCTTATTGTGCATACGATCAACCCTCAACAAGAAGAAGCAATAATGAATAAATTTCTGAAAAGTGGAAACAAGAGTGTAAAAATCATTATTTATGGGCGAAATAGCAATGACGAAAGTACACAAAAAAAATACAGCCAATTGTTGAAGCTTGGGTTTGCAAATGTCTACATATACGTAGGAGGTCTTTTTGAGTGGCTTTTACTACAAGATATATATGGAGAGGATGAATTTAAGACAACTAGTAAGCAGTTAGATATATTGAAATACAAAGCTAGTAAGAGACTGGATATTGCGCTTCTTGAAAATGGATAAGTTCTTATTAGACATTTCTTTTCCAAACTTCATAAAAGAAATTAAAACAAGGCCCCCAACCTCCAGCTTCGGAATAAAATATAGAAAAATTGTTTTCTTTTAATATTGAATCAATATATTGTTTTTTATCTATTTCACAATAGTCGTTTTCCATAATAATCATTTCAACATTATTGAGAACTTCTGGCATATCCATTAAAATATAATAAAATGCACCTTCACAATCTAATATCAATGTATCAAATGCAATATTATATTTATTAATTAATTCTTCCCAAGAAATATTGTTTACATATTGAGCGCCATCTATTATTTCATCTGTTGGAATTGTATCCCATCCTCGTTGAATTAATTTTCTTTTTGATAATGCGGAATTTTCAATATGAAAATTCATATTATTTAAATTTCTGTTTTCAATCAGTAGGTTTGCAATACCTGGATCGCATTCTAATGTTACAAAATTGTTATTGTTTTTTTGTTTTAAAATATGTCCAATTATTAAAGAATTGCGACCAATGTTGCCTCCAATTTCCAGAACCTTTTCATTTCCAGTTAAATAAGTGAGTGCCATTTTTTGTTCAGGGTATTCTTCTTGAAATGATCCGTGATTTATTTTTAATTGACTATGAATTTCTGCAATTTCATTATCTATGTTTCTTAAAATAATCTCATTTGAAATAATGTTTATGTAAATAGTTTGTTTATCGTCGTATTCAATTAACTTGTTATCTTCGTTTACAATAAATATTTTTTTTAATGTTCCGATAATAGGATCTCCAAAATAATGTGATCTGCAAAAATCGTTTGAAGGAATTGTTATAGTATTATTGCGAAAAAGTTGACTATAACAAATTTCAGTTATATCAACCTTATTATAATTGACTCCATAGTAAATTTTCATTGACACTTACTTTATGACAACAATAATATTTATGTAATTAAACTAATAAATATTATTAAACCTATTGGAGTTTGACAGTTTATAAAATAAAATTGATTTGAGTTTAATACTTAAAATTAACGTTATAATAACAACACCAAAATGCAGACGCAAACAGAAAATAAGCTTATGTCAATTGGCCCCCTTATTAAAGGAAGGGTTACACAAAGGCCATCCAAACAGATTAAATCCCCTTATGTTGCTGATGTTTTACTTTGTGAAGAAAAGGAGGAGAGAGAAATATTAGCACATAGTGCATCTCTTGGATGTGGAGGTATGGCTGAAAGTGGAGCTGAGGTTTTGATGGCCTTATTGCCATTAAAAGATGGTAAGTCTAGTGATGATCAGAAATGTAGTCACCGCATTTGTTTATCTATTGTAAAAGATAGTGACCATCCTGGTGCAGAATGTGTGGTTGGAATTTATCCTAAGTTAGCGGAGAATTTGGCGGAAGCTGCTCTAAAAGGCAACTTTCTCTCTTTCCTACAAAATGTAAAGTCTTATAGGAGAGAAACAGTCATCAAAATAAAAGACAAAGTGGATTCGCGATTTGATTTTAGTGGAATAGATGAAACAGGTGTGCCTTTTATTATGGAGATCAAAAATGTGCCTATTGCGAATTATGAGGAAATCCCTCAGGTAAAGAAGGTCGCCAAAACAAAGACAATATCTAAGGTCAAGAAGACCGAAGTGATGCCTGATTACTCAGGTCGCTCCTTTTGTTCCAAGGTCGCTTATTTTCCAGAAGGTTACCGAAAAAAAAGCACTGACACTATGAGCCCAAGGGCATTAAAGCACGTTCAAGAGTTGACTCTTATCCGCAATGAATGCACTCCTGACAAGCCGATTCGGACCATATTATGCTTTGTTATACAGCGTGATGATGTAGATCGTTTTCAACCATCTAGTTTGGATCCAGAATACAGGGAAGCTGTTCAAGTCGCGAAAAATAGCGGTGTTGAAATTATTGCGATGGTAGTCAAGTGGGATAAAAATGGAGACGCCACTTTTGTGCGAGATGATTTGCCTATCAGTTTTTGAGAAATATATAATATATAATATTGTTTTATGAATTATATAACAATGCCATATGTATGTCCTTTATGTGAAATAATGCCTTCTAGTCATTCATTAATAAAACTTTTTGAGAAAAAAGAAACAATTTATTATTACACTTGTCCAGCGCAAGCTATATTATATTATGATGCAAAAAGTATTATAAATCACTATGATGGCGTTTTAAGTGAAATCCCGGAAACTAAAGAGTGGGTATGGTTATGTGACGGGTTAGATTTCAGTTTTACACACACAATGCAAGTAAATGTGGCGATTGAATTGGCAAAACTAATTTCCACAAAATTTAATAAAAATCTCAAAAAAATAATTGTAATAAATCCGTCGTTTTATATTATGTTAATCCATAAATTAATAATGCCTTTTTTAGATAATAAAATAAGAGATATTATTGAAATAAATTATGAATCAAAATGTGTTGAAGAACTAAATTTATAAGGCTGTTATAATAAAATATTCATAATCAAATTATAAAATAGTATTATAAATAAATGAGGATTTTTGAAAATATTGCAAATATATTATTTATAACCTTTTTTTCTTTCTCTCTTCAATCTATTTTGGGGGACACAGAATGTCCGAAGAAACCTGAAGTAGTTGGCGATCGTCGTCAAAATAAATCATTATTGCGTTTAGCTCAATATAACGCAGAATGGCTCTTTATTGATTACTATGCTTCATCGGATTGCCCAGGCAATGGTTGCTCTTGGAAAAATAAGAGTGAAGCACAAACACATTTGACTTATATTCAAAAGGTATTGAGTGTTTTGAATCCGGATATTATCAACTTTGCAGAGGTAGAAGGGTGTGATGAACTCGGACTCCTAATAGAAAATGACACATCTTATTTACCTTACTTAAAAAAAGGCACTGACACTGCAACAGGTCAAAACGTTGGATTTTTATCCCGAATTGACCCAGTCAAAGATATATATAGGACTGAAGAGAGAATAAGTTACCCAATACCTGGATCTAAATGTGGTTATACTGGTGCGCCAGGTACATCAGGAGTCAGTAAACATTATATTAGTGAATTTGGAGATTTATTTGGTATAGGAACCAATGTGGTTTTAATAGGAACACATTTATTGGCATTTCCAACAGATAAAATGCGTTGTGCTGAGAGAGAAGCCCAAGCGCAAGTGTTACAAAATGTTATTTATAAATATTTTTTGGAAAACTATGAAGTCATTGTATTAGGAGATTTCAATGATTTTGATGCAGAAATAATGGATGCAAATAATAATGTTCCAACCTCTCAAGCATTGGACATATTGAAAGGGATTGGTGGCACTTATAAAAACAAATATCAATTATACAGTGTGTCTGAAAATATAAATCAAACAGATAGATTTTCAGATTGGTATGATAAAAATAGTAACTGCGTTTCTACCAGAAACGAGTTTTCTCTCTTAGATCACATTTTAATAAGTGAATTGTTGAGAGAAAAAGTGGTTGGTGCATTTATTTATCACGATTATATTATGAACTGTGAAACCTATTATTCAGATCATTATCCAATTATTGTTGATTTTCAAATATAATCACAGGCTTCGCAAATATATTCAATTTCGTTTGTGTCAAGTTTTATTTTTATGGATATTTTGAATGGCTTCCCACAACCAAATATTTGTTTTGTTTCTATTAATTGGTCGCACTCTTCTTTGCTTGAATGTGGATTGATTTGTTGACCATTATGTCTTAATATGGCGTGACGAAAAATACAACAATTCAGTTTTTCTATAAGAACTGGTTTATCACAATTTGGACACATTACAATAATTTCGGATGTTAACTCTTGATCAGACATAAATAATTATATTATATTTATTTAATATATTTATTCTAAATTCTAAACTCTAAATTCTAAACTCTAAATTTGTTTATAAGTGCATATATTCGTAGAGGGCATTCTCGCATTGTACAAACCAAGAGCTCATAATATTTTTATTTTCATTAAGATCAACATTACCATCAATAATTACAATCTTTGGTCCATTATATGGATTAACCATTTCCTCGTGATAACTATGACACCTTTCTAAGTAATCCAAAGGAATAACACTCTCACCTTCACGTGCTCTCAGTTTGATCCTGCTATAACAATTCAATGGATCTGTCTTTACATAGATGATCTTTTGCACAGGATAATCTTTTGCAAAAGTGTCAAACCACTTCAAGTAAATCTGGTAATCTACCTTGTTAATTTTATTTTGGTTGTATAACATCTTGGCGAAAACCTGGCGATCCGTATTCAAACTGCGTTCTGTTATAATAATTGATTTTGGGTTCTTTTCAGAAGCTTCTTTAAGGAGTACAAGACGGCTAATATATGCTGCCATTTGGAAGGAGAATGACCAAGCTCCAGAATCCTTGTAGAAGAGTTCCAAAAGACTAACACCATTTTCGTCACAAATTGTTTGCCACGTTGACACAGGTTCATCCAAGAATACAAAATTTCTGCGATTACTAAATTTTGATTGTAATTCTCTAAATAGAGTTGTTTTTCCTGCACCGATGTTACCGTCAATGCTGACAATAATAGGGTATTGCTTGTTCTCGTATTGGTTGTTTGACATTGTTCAGTTATATATTGTGCTGATTCTTTATTTGGAAAGATTCTTTTCAATTTTTTCCAAACCCTCCCTCGTTTGATTCGGGAACTATTTTCTAATTTTAAATTTTATGAATCAAAAATATAAGGAAAATTTGGCACAACCTTTCCTAAAGGTTGCAAAAAAATTGATTTAAAAAAGTAAATTAAAGAAACCAGTACAAATACTAGTATACCAAGCTCAAAAGTAATCAACAATGAATCTTAATCAAACCAAACTCACGAAATCCGAATGGAATGCGATTGAAGTGCCTGTTTCTGAAAAAGAAAAGGCAGTTCTAGAACTTATCAAAGCCGGTTACCACAATGTGAACATAAAATACAATGATTATCTATCGTTGTGTTCTTTCTTGAAGATTGAATACAGTACAGAAATGGAGGATCATTTATACAACACTTATTTTGCGAAAAAAGTTGCAATTATAAAGAAGAAATATGGGTGCGAGACGCTTACTATTGGTGCTAGTTCGGCGCCAGCAATCAAGAAGGCTGACTTGATTCGCTTACAGAAAAATGACCCAGAGAAGATGAACACAGAAAATGCATACGAATATTTGCTTCTGGCTGAGGTAGAGTCCATCTTGAAATACTTCAAAAAGGAGAAGAAGACAAAATGGATTCTACATTATTTCACACTCTTCAAGCTGGTTCGTAATAATATTTCGCAAATAAATCGCCATATTCTTGCGCTAGTAAACTGGGTTTTAGACAAATTTGAACCAGCGCTTGATATTAAAAGCGTCATAGAAAATGGCGTTGACTATATTGAGAAGAATATGACCTTGTTGAAGTACGAGGATATGCTCTTGTATAAACATCAGAAAGACGCATTCACCTTAATGAAAGGTGCTGGACCTAAGTTGGCACTTTATATTGCACCAACTGGTACAGGCAAGACGATGACGCCTATTGGACTCTCAGAACAACACAAGATCATATTTGTTTGTGCTGCTAGACACGTTGGACTTGCGCTTGCCAGGGCGGCCATTTCAGTAAACAAAAAAATCGCATTCGCATTTGGTTGTTCTAGTGCAGATGATATTCGTCTGCATTATTTTGCTGCGAAGGATTTTATTAAAAATAAGCGCAGTGGTGGAATCGGAAAAGTGGACAACAGCGTTGGAGACAAAGTGGAAATTATGATATGTGATTTGAAATCGTATTTACCTGCGATGTATTATATGTTGGCGTTCAACAATAGAGAAAGTATTATCACATATTGGGATGAACCAACCATCACGCTAGATTATGAGTCACACGAACTTCACCAAGTAATTCAGAAAAATTGGACGGAGAATTTAATCCCGAATATGATACTTTCATCTGCTACGCTACCGAAGATCCACGAGTTAGCAGACACCATTAACGATTTCAATGAGAAATTTCCTGGAGCGCAAATTCATAATATCGTGAGCAATGACTGCAAGAAGTCTATTCCATTGATAAATAAGTATGGATATGTTGTCTTGCCGCATTACTTGAGTGAAGAATATGACGAGGTTTTAAAAATTGTCAGACACTGCGAAGACAATTTGACATTGCTTCGTTACTTTGACTTGAAGGAAGTCATAGAATTTATTATGCATCTTGAAAAGACCGAATTTATTCCAACAAATTTGAAAATATCACGTAAGTTTGCAGGATTAGAAGATGTCACGATGGAACGCATCAAGATACATTATTTGGATGTCTTAAAGAAGATTATCAGAGGTACGTGGGGTGCAGTTTATGTTCATATGAAAGTTTGCAGACTCAAGCGAATCTTGCCAAATGAGAACGTAGATACTAGTGGAAAAGTTGTGCGTAAGGTAGTGAGCATTGGTCCTGGTGCAAGTGTAACGGGTAGTGCAAGTTCGGGTGGAGCAAGTATAACAGGAGGCGGAGCTCTTGCAAGAACCCAATCAGTACAAGTAGAATCTTCTGCTAGTTCAGAGAGATCTGTAGAAGAAGGAAATTGTGCAATTTACGTAACGACGAAGGATGCATACACATTAACGGATGGTCCTACAATATTCTTATCATCAAATGTAGACAAGGTCGCAAAGTTTTGTATTCAACAGGCTGCGATTCCTGCTGTTGTGATGGAAGATATTATGCAGAAAATAGATTTCAATAATGCATTGAATACAAAGATCGGAAGGTTAGAACAGGAACTTGAAGACATTATGGAAAAAGGTGGAGTGAAAGATGATGGCAAAGATAAAAGTAGTAAAGTAGATGAAAGCAAAAATAAGAAAGACGGAAAAGATGAAGGCAAAGGGAAGAAAGGCGGGAAAGATGGACCTAAAGTTGATCCTGGAATTAATAAAATTCGCAATGAACTGGATGCACTTCAGTCTATGATTAAAAATGCGGAGTTGAATGAAACTTTCGTGCCTAATAAACAGTTACACATAAAAAAATGGGCAGATGGTCTTGGTTCAGGACGCTCGTTTACAAGTGATATTGATGAACAAACTGTGTTGGATATTATGGCGATTGAAGACGTTGATAGCACCTGGAAGGTTTTGCTACTAATGGGGATCGGAGTCTTCAGTACTCATAACAGCATTGCCTATATTGAGATTATGAAAAAGTTGGCGGATCAACAGAAATTGTATTTGATTCTGGCATCAAGCGATTATATTTACGGAACGAACTACCAGTTCTGTCACGGTTATTTGAGTAAAGATCTTGTCTTGACTCAAGAAAAGATCATTCAAGCGTTTGGTCGTATTGGTCGTAACAATATTCAACAAGATTATTCTATTCGGTTACGAGATGACGAGCATATTAGAAAGTTGTTCTATCCAGAGGCAGATAAACCAGAAGTGAGAAATATGAATAAATTGTTCAGAACTTTATTGAGCGATTCTGTTTAAAAATTAGAGGTTATTCACTGTCTAATAATTGAATGAATTATTTGTGGATAGGTTAATATCATTTGTAATTACATAATGTCCTATACCAATATGTCCTAGAGTAAAATTTCCTTCAAGACTTGCCAAATAATATTCATATTTTAAAAATAATTTTTCTCCATATTTTTCTATTAAAACATCTTTATTTTCTACTATTTTTTCTCTCCAAGATTTTAATGTTTTTGCATAATGTTGACCTCCAAATCCTTCAAAATGTATTACATTTAATCCATTCTTATAAGATTTTTCTAATATCCAATCATTATTTGGAACTTGAGTTCCCGGGAAAATATGTTTATACAAAAAACAATCGGTGTTATGATCTTTGTGTTTTTCTGGATAAAAGTTGATAATTGTATGTAAAACAAATCTTCCTCCTGTTTTTAAATTTCTTTTTATAAATTTAAAATAATCATCATAATTTTCATATCTAACGTGTTCAAACATACCAATGGAATAAATATAATCAAATTTATCATTTAGATTGCGATAATCAATATTTATTACATTCAAATTTTCATTATTATATGTTTTCTTTGCATATTCAACTTGTTCATCAGATATTGTAATTCCAGTAACTTTACAATTTGTGGTGGTTGATACATAATTTGTTATACTACTCCAACCACAACCAACGTCTAATATTTTTTTATTTGGTTCTGTTATATTGAACTTTTTAATAATTGTATTTACCTTATTATATTGCGCATCATTTAAAGTATCATTTTCATTAAACCAAAACCCACAACTATAAGCTTTTAAATCATCATACAGAAATGAATCTATAAAGTTAAAATCATTGTCATAATGAGAACCAATGTCATTTTTGTCACTAGTTAAATTATTTTTATTATAACTCTTAAAAAATTTTATTTTCAATAAATAAGGACTATGTTTATTCATAAATATTGAATTTAAAGAATCCACAATATTATCAGATCTCCATTCACCTCTAACATAAGATTCCCCTAAACCAAGTTCTCCATCTAAATAAAGGGAATGAAAAAATTTGTTTTCATCATTGAGAAAAATTTTTGGATGAGGAAGATTATCATTATTATGGTAATTTAATAATTCATTTCCATTTTCACCAACAATAGTTAAATTTCCCTTATCAAAGTTCCTAAAAATAAAAAGACAAACAAATTTTGCAATAAGAGGTTCTGAAAATTTGTAAAAAACATACAAACAAATAATAACTATAAAAAAAATTAAAATGGAGTTAAATACATTTTTTGTATTCATTATGTTATATACTATTCTAGATAATTTGTGAAAACAATATAAACGAATATTATTATTATTTTAAAAAGATGACAATCACATCATATACTGCATTGCATTTAGTTGAAGTTGAGAAAGGTGGTGATAAAGATAGTGAAATGATCATCTTATTCAACGAGACAGAACAAAACTACTATATTTATGGAACACGTAGAGAATTAAAGTCTGAGAAAAATGAATGCCTAGATTATAAGTTTGTGTATGACTATAGTCGGCTACAGTCATTGATCTCTTTTATTGAGATTGTTACTAATAAACTATATGATGCAGCAGCAGATGATAATAAATATATTATTGAGATGCATCATATACGAATTTGTGACTGTGAATTGGACAGTCTTGATTATAAATATGTGCATTCTAAATTTTCAAAGCATAACGAGATTTTTGCATACGATGATCAATGTCTTACTAGAAAACAATTGAATAAATTGTTGAATATTCTGACGTCATCTTATTAATTATATAAATCACTATTTGGTGATAAAATCTAATAATCCTTGATCAAAATCTGTTTGGATGGTCCAACCCATTTGTTTTAATTTGTCGTTACTAATATGGTATCGTTTATCATTGAAAGGTCTGTCTTCAATATAAGTGATCCAATTGTTGTATTTTTCAGGTTGTTCATTTTTCAAAAGCTTAATGAGCTTATGAGCAATTTGTGTGACACTGTATTCAAGGTGGTCATCGCTGCCAATATTATAGATCTCTCCTATTATACCTTTTTCTAAAATGATTTCTAATGCAGTACATACATCATTTACGTGTAAAAATGCTCGTAAGTTGGTGCCATCTCCTTGGATAGTAACAGGTTTGTCTTCTTTGAGGAGTTTTATGAAACGGGGTATAAGTTTTTCTGGATACTGATTGGGACCATAAACGTTATTGCCGCGTGTAATGATAATTGGCATTTTGAAAGAGTAGTAATAAGATTTTGCGATAAGTTCAGCTGCGGCTTTCGTGGCAGCATAAGGGTTGGTTGGACACAATATAGAGTTCTCATTCTTTTTTTCTTCGTTTTCTTGAATCATAGATTCGCCATAAACTTCATCAGTGGAAATATGGATGAATTTTTGAATTTTTCCATAAAGACGACAAGCTTCTAAAAGAGTATGAGTGCCGAGAATATTGTCTTGAGTGTATTGGAGTGAATCGGAGAAGGAGTTTTGGACGTGAGATTGTGCAGCAAAGTGAATGACAGTATCTATATTATGATTATGTAGAATATAATTGACAAGATCAGTGGAACAAAGATTTCCTTTGATAAATTGATATCTGGATGATTCTCTGACTTCTTGATTTACATTAGACTCAGAAGCGCAATAATACATTGCATCTAAATTTATAATATTTGCACAAGGATTTGCATTGAAATAATAATTAATGAAGTTAGAGGCAATGAAGCCACACCCACCAGTAATCAGAAGATTCATTTATTTTATATTATAGAATAAAATAACATAAAATAACTCATAAAATCTATTAAATATAGGCACTCAAGTTTTTTGAATGAATATGTAAGTTAAAAATAGGTATTTTTTCACCATCAATAACAATAAAAGGTTTTTTATTTTGTTTTTCATCAAATTCAAAAAATATTTCATAGTTATTATATTTAATAACGCAAGTTTCGTTAACAAAACCTCTAGTATCACCAGGAATATTTTGTGGATCTACACCTCCTAGATATTGACCTATTGCTGCACCATCAAAAATAAAAGGAAATATATTACTATTTTCACACACAAATTTTTCTTCATCTGTCATATCATTTTTTTTTATAAAAATAGGTAAATTTTTTATTAGACCTTTATTATTTTTTATAATTGAAAAATTCTCCATATCATTTTTGTCAAAATTATAATTGTCTAATAAAGTCTTTAATACATTGCTATTTGGTATATACATTATACTAGCAACATTTCTTGTAAATGTATCAAATGGTAGATAAATATATGTCTTTTCAAAAAAATGAATAATATTATTACAATTATAATATATTGTAACATCATTCTCTAAATGTATTACGTCTTCTATTTTGTACTTTTCCATAAATGAATAAATGTAAAAAAATCTTAAAGACGAAACCATCCAAAACCCATTTCTAAAATTTTTATCCAAACCACTTTTTGATTCAAAATCATAATCTTCATCTAATGATTCATAATTTATAAGAATTATTTGTTTACTATATTCATCAAAATTATGAAAAAAACTTGAGTTTGTAATAACATATATATTTTTGTGTCCAAGTTTAATAAGTTGTTGAATATTAACTAATATGTAATCTTGAAAATTAAATAAACATACTAATACTATATTCATTATTAACTATAATATAATATATTTCAATCAAATATCACGCAAATTTATTAAAAATGATTTTTCTATTTTATTAAATTGTATTCCCCATTTTTTTGCCAAAAGACTTAATATACTTTGATCGTGTCTATTTTCTTTGAATTCTGATTCTTCTTTTCCAAAGACGCTTTTACTATCTGTAACAATTCTCTCATCTTGAACATATGTTAACCATTCACTTACAAATCTTAAAGATATAAAAGTTCTTCTAAATAAATTGAATCCTGCCCAAGCTTGCATTGAGTTCTTGCATTTATCTTTTTTGGGTCCAAGTGGTATGTTCATTATTGTAAATGCATCAAATTTGCTATATTCTTTATCATAATGAATATTGCTACTTGGTTTTGAATCAGGTATGCCAATATCATTATAATTCTTTAACCATTCTCTTTCTAATTCTCTTATATCTTTTTGAAATAAATACTGGCTATCGCAATAGCATAATATATCACCTTCCTCTATTTCTAACAACTTCTTGTATATAAAATATGACTTCCATATCCAATAACCTGCGCCTCTAGGTTGGTTCAATATATCTTGATTTTTATACTTAAAGAATTGATCAATATCTGTTAGGCTATAAATATGCGTAGTATCAAACTTGCCATATTTTATTGCACTTTCACATAGATCTTCTGCAAATTTTCTGTGACTTTCCGTTGCAAATGTAATAAAATGATACTTTACCATTATTAGATGTATAAAATATTATTTGTTTATTATTTAATAAATTATTATATATTTTGCTTTTAAAGTTGAGAAATAAAATATTTTGTTTATATTATGAGCTTTGTGCCTTTTACAAACAGTAAATTGAAGAAAATAGTGAGTGTTTATCAATTAAACTATGTTAATGATAAGTCTCAGGGGTTCGGTGATTTTTTGCGTGGTTGTTTTTGTTTGATGCAATTGAGTAAGAGGTTGGGACTAGAATTTGATGTGGATATTTCTAATCATCCAATGGCTGAATATGTGGAGAATCCTGGGTTGAATTCAGAGATAAATTATAATAATATTATTTGGTTTAAGAACCCTGCTAATTTACAAGATGAAAATAGCAAAAGGAATTTCTTGAATATGCTGATTGATCATTTGAATCAACAAGATGTAGAAGTCTATTCACTCTTTGTAAATTCTTTTCCTTATTTTGATTTTGTGAGAGAAGAAGGAATGAAATTTATGCAATCAAAGATTATGCCTAAGCAAAATATATTGGATTATGTGGATGCTACTTTGGGCAAAATTGGGTTAGTTCGTAATAAGTATGCAGTCATACATATTAGGACAGGCGATAAATTTTTAGTGGATGGGAAAAGCTTACCACAATGGTATTTAAATAAAATTATTAGAGCGATCAATATGTCAATAATACCAGGTAGAAGATATATAATTTTGAGTGATAGCAACGAGTTGAAGATCATTTTGAAAAAAACTTATCCGCAGTTTTATGTGTATTTTACTGCATTGGAACATCTTGGAGGAGAAAGTTTCAAAGGGAACCAAAATGGTGTAAAAAATGCGATGTTGGATTTTTATGTGATGTCGTTTAGTAATTCAATATTGTCCATATCAACATTTGGATGGACAAGTGGATTCAGTGATTGGTGTAGAAAAATATATGGCATTTCGTTTCGTTATATTAAAATTTAAATTATAAATATAATATATAATTATATGTTATCAATCAATAATCCAAAATTAAAAAAAATTGTAAATGTGTATCAACTAAATTATTTTAAATGTAAGTCTCCTGGATTAGGTGATTATTTAAGAGGATGTTTTTTTTTAATGCAACTTTGCCAAAAATTAGGCTTAGAATTTGATATTGATATCTCAAATCATCCTATGTCTGAATATATTATTAATAATGGTAAATCTCCTAATATAAATTATGATAATATTGACTGGATTCAAGGATTACATAGACCACCACAATTATTTGAAAATCCAAAACCATATTTAGATATTCATTTTATAAATAATATAATAAATACAGCAAATAGAGTAAATAATTCAGAATTTGGAACATTTGTAACTGCGCATCCCATCTTTAATAATTTTACTATTGAAGGTAGAAATTTTATTAAATCACGTTTGCAACCAAACCAAATAATGTGTGACTATATCGATATTACGTTGAAAGAATTAAATCTAGAAAAAAATAAGTATGGTATAATACATGTTAGAACTGGAGATAAATATTTGATTGAAAAAAAAAATATGACTATCAATGATATGGATTATATAAAAAAAATAATATTAAAAAAAATTATAGAAGGTAGAAATTATTTGTTAATAAGTGACAATTTACAACTAAAACAATATCTTAAATGCATACCAAATTTAAAGATTTTTATTAGAAAAATAGAACACTTAGGAGGAGATGGAATCAAAGGAATCCCAAATGGAACAATGAATACAATAATGGAGTTTTTTTTAATGTATTATTGCAATGCAATATTGACAATGTCAGTTTATGGTCACATTAGTGGATTTAGTAAGTGGTGTAGTATTATAAATAATATTCCATTAACATGTATAAAATTAGAGGTCTCTTAAATTTAATAAAAATGTTTTTTCTATTTTTCTAAATGGAATTCCCCATTTTTTTGATAATATACTTAAAATAGTTTGATCGTGTCTATTATCTTTAAAAAAAAAATCTTCTGGTCCAAATCTACTTTCAATATCAGTTATTATTCTTTCATCTTGTGCATAAGTTAACCACTCACTTATAAATCTTATAGAATTAAAACATTTTCTATATACAGTAAATCCTGCCCATGCTTGTATTGAATTTATAAAATTATCTCTTATTTGTCCTTGTGGAACGTTCATTATAGTAAAAGCATCAAATTTAGAATAACTTTTCTCAAGTTCTAAACCACTGGATGGCTTTGTATTAGGAATTCCAATGTTAATATCTTTCAACCATATATCTGTTATTTCTCTTATATTTTTTTGAAAAATATATTGGCTATCACAATAACATAATATATCACCATCTTCAATTTCTAAAATTTTCTTATATATAATATAGGGTTTCCATAACCAATAACCAGCACCTCTTTTTTGAGTCAATATATTTTGATTTTTTATTTTAAATACACTATCTAAGTCATCAAAATTGTAAATTTGAACAGTATCAAAACCACCATTTTTTATTGCACTATTGCATAGATCTTCCGCATATTTTTTGTAACTTTTTGTTGCAAAAGTAATAAAATGATATTTAACCATTATATATAATTATTGTATATAATTTTCATATTTAAATAATAAAAATTATACAAATATTATTTAAACTGTCAATAATTTTGTATGTAAAAACGGATAAAAAATTGCATGCCAACTTCTTTCAATATAATGTCCGACTTCTGGATTTGATGAAACTTCTAATATTTTTAATAAATGATTATATCTTTCAACATTATATTTTTTTATATCTTTTCTATCAATTGAAAAAATACCATGATACTGGTAAAAATTTATCATTTTATTACCAAAATTATATAAAAACCATTTTCCAAATGGTCTAATAAAAGCGTGGGTTAATTTTTTTTCTGGATTTTTAGAACTATTAGAATTATCGCTTGCACACCATTCATCTAATTTAAAATTAAAAAATTCTTGTAGGACTCCTTTTTCTACATATTTGCTCATAAATATCGCATTATTGTATTCATTTTCTTTAATTTTATTTAATAAATTTATAGACTTTTCTTTTTTTTCAGAAATATTTACTGATCCTGGAAGAAAAACAGTTATATTATTTAAACTATCAAAGTTGTTAACAATATGATATAAATATGTATGGTCATTTCTACCAACATTTTTTAAAGAAATAACTTTTTCTACATATTTTTTTTCAAAATAATCATTATCGCCTTTATTGTAAACAATATATTTAAATTCATTAAAAGGTGATTCTAATGTCCATTTTAAATCTTCATTGTATCTAGAAATTACAATATCAATATTTGATTTATTCATTATAAGATTTATTAATATTATATTAATATATAATTATACAAAATTATATATTATTTTTATTCACAAATCAGTTTGTTACTTCTTATTTTGAAGTAGTTTGCCAAAATATTCTAACTCATTTCTGGTGCCGTCAATAACTGTCTTTGGGTATAATGACATGTCGTTTACAATTGTTTGAAAAATAGATGGTTTTATTTTTAAATCAAGATTTTTTACATATTCATTAAATGCTAATGAATCTTTTACTAAACAAGGTCCAGATGGTCCTCGCATATTTTCATCACATTTCATATATTTTGAATCTAATTCATTTCTAGTTAATAAAGAAGATAAAACGCTATTGTATTCAACATCATTATGTTTACATATTTCATAAAACCCATTTGCAAAAAGAATTCTATATGTATTATAAACGTTTTGCATATATTTTGTAAGTTCTGCTTCAACTGGCTTTACCATCTTAAATTTTTTACATATTTTTGAATGTAATTGTGAAATAATATCAAATGCTGTATGGTTAGTTGTTCCTACTATACAAATAGGATTCTCAAGCATAAAATCATCATATGCACATCTTTCCTTTAAAAATTCAGGACAATAACATATTTTATCATTTTTATATTTTTCTATCATTTGTTGTGTTGTACCAGGTATAATTGTACTTTTAATACAAATAATTCCATTATAATTGTAAAAACTTAAATTGTCTAAAACGCTTATTAATATAGTTAAATCACATTCGTTATTAGCATTTGGTAATGTTGGAACAGCAATAATAACAACATCGCAATCTAAAACATCAGTTATTTTGCTTTCTCTTAATTTTGGATCAAAGAAAGACATTTCATAACCAAGATTTTTAAATCCTTGAAAAATAGCTTCTCCAACCATTCCTCTTCCAATTGATCCAACCTTCATATAATATTTATTTTATTAAATATTATATTATTTACTTTAAATCCCACCAATTTCTATCTGAGTTTTAATCCATGGAATAATTTCGTCTAATGCATCTTCTAATGATGTTTTACAATCAATTCCGAGGATTTCTTTACTTTTTGTGACATCAGGCACTCTCTTTTGAACATCATATGTAAATGGTTTATCACATTCATATTTGAATTCTTTATCAGGATTTATTTTACTCCAAATTATTTTAGCTAATTCTAATACATTGTGTCCAGTTGCAGTTGAAATATTGAAATCTTCATTTAATGCCTTTGGATTAATAATGCATTCATAAAATCCATCTGCTAAGTCGCCTGCATATGTATAATGTCTTATTTGTTCTCCTTCTCCTAATATTCTTAAAGGATACTGTCCCTTTAATATTTTTTGAACTAAATCAGGTACAACATGACTCATTGCTAATTTAACATTTCCAGAATAACATTCAGTCTCAAGTTTTGCTCTTTTTTCACCAATTCCAACCGCATTAAATGGACGAATAATTGTATAAGGTAATTTATGCTGTTCCCAAGCTCCTTGAGCCCAATATTCAACTGCTAATTTTTGAAAACCGTAAGTACTTAAAGGAGGTTTAACATTACGAACATCACTTTCTTTACTAGGCCAAGTATCACAAGACTCAAATACCATACTTGATGAAACTACAACGATTTTTTCAAAATGGTCTGAATTATCTTTTGCAAAAATACAAGAATCAAATGCTGCTGCTGTTATTAATTCATTTTCTCTCATTAAAAAATAAGCTAATTCATGAAACATAGATATTCCTCCTATAATTGCAGCACCACAAACAAAAATATTTATTTTATTATCAATTATAATTTTTTTTAGTCCTTCTGTATCTTTTGCATCCATCTCTATAAAATGAAAATTTGGATGTGTGTCATATGTTTTACTCATTTTTCCATATTTCCAAAAATTATCAATTCCCCAAACGTTATGACCTTCTTCTAAAAGTTTATTAATTGCATAACCAGCAATAAAACCGTGGCTTCCTGTCCACAAAATATTTTTTGACATTATAGTTATATATAATAACATAAATAATAGATATTAACTAATTTAAAATATATTTTTTTAAATTTGCAATTTCATTTTTTTTTATAAAAAATCTATTACATCCACTAAATTGACAAAAGTCCCACGCATTTTCTGAATGAATCCATTTATTTATATCACTTTCTATAGTAGGATGGCTCATTAACTGCATATCATCAAAATAAATAATTAAATTACTATTACTACAATAAGACCCTAATTGTGCGCCTCCACTCCAAACAGATATTATTGCTAAACAATTATTATGGTGAATAAAAGATGCATATTCTTTTAAATTTGAAGTAAAATACACTTTATTATCATCTATATTATATTTTTTTTTAGAAAAAATAACGATATTATATTTTTCTTTGTAATTTAATATTTCATTTAATGTTTCTTCGCTTTGATCCCAAGTGCCATCATTTTTTATACGATGATGATAAACAATATATTTTTGTTCATTAAACCTTGGCAGTTCATTTAAATAATTTATATTAATAACTAATTTATTAAATTCTAATGATTGTTTTGAATTATAATAATTCATTTTTTGATAGTTAAATATGTTATCACTTGTAATAAATAGATTTTTATTTAACATATCATAATAACTCATAGTTTTCCACCAGTAAAGTGGGTATGCAAATAAAAAATTAATTGTTTCAATAACTATAAATTTTTTATTAAATTTACTTTCACAAAACTCTAATATATCTTCCTTTTTATAATCTTCACAAAAAAATATATTTTTGAATATATTTTCATATAAAAAAGATCTATCTTTATAACAAAGAATTATTACATTATCTGCAATAATATAATTTTTAGATAATAAGTCTATAATAAAATTTCTTGAAAGATGTATTTCATCACCAAGATCATTTATTCCAAGTGTATTATTTCCAATATAAAATATAAATTTGTCATAATACTATATAAACATATTATTTTATTTTTCTTAAAAATATTTGATAGTTATATTCATTTTTATAATTATTTTTTAATTCTTCATTATTATACAATTTTTCAATATCAATTATACCACAAGGCGGTTCAAACCCTTCAATGAATTCAAGTTTATCTCTATACTCATCTACAAATTTATTGATTCCTTTGCAAGGATTTGAATTTCCTCCAATAATTATTTCTTTATTTGGATGGTCGTGTCCATGCCATAAATAGTCATCAAAAATAAGTATGCCTCCTTTTTTTAATAAAGGATAACTTAAAATTGCATCATTATATGCAGCGAATGCAGTGTGATCTCCATCTATGTAAATTATATCATAACTTTCTTCTTTTAAAGTTTTTAATACAACACCAGAAAACCCTTTATGGATTTTTGTTTTATTATTGTAATCTTTAAGATTGTTGCAAAAAACTTCAAATGAATCTGAATGCGTTTCACTTCTTTCAAAAGGATCAACAACTGTTGCTTGTGAATTCTGATGTATTAATATATTTTGTTGCATCCATAAAGTACAATTACCCTCAAAGCATCCTATTTCTAAAAAATTAATTGGTACATTTATATCCAGAATTGATTTTAAAAATTCAAAATTTTTTTACCTAAACTTTCAAACCAGTTTTGTGAAAACATTATAATATAGTCTATTATATTATTTAAATAAAATAAATATTTAAAGTATAATAACTAGTTATAGTTACATGATATTAGTACCAATATCTTTTGGAGAATTGATTGACAAAATAACTATTTTAAAAATTAAATTAAATAAAATTGTTGGCGAATCTAAAATAATAAATGTAAAAAAAGAATACAATTTGCTTTTTGATATTTTAAAAAAAAATGGAATAGAAGAAGATGATGATTTATTTAAACAATTATATGAATTAAATTTGGAATTTTGGGAATATCATGATTGGCAAAGAGAAAAATGGATTGAATTAGAAAAAAATCCAAATTATCAAAAAATAATAGACATTGAGTTATATAATAGAAACAAAGAAGAACATAAACTAAATGATAAAAGAGCAGAAATAAAAAAAAATATAAATTTAAGATATAATTCAGAAATAATAGAAGAAAAACAATTTATTAGTTATCAAATATAAATTAAATATGTTTATCAATATTTTCTAATAAATGATCCAAGTTATAAAACATCTTAATTTCTGCATTAATTGGATTTTTAAAATCCCAATCATCAAAATAACTACCCGATTTAGCACTTTCTAATAATTTATCTAATCTATCAACATAATCTGACGACTGTGAATATTCATTAAAGTATATAAATATTTTTGAGTCACAACAATACTGAGATAATTGACCTCCACCAGACCATTCAGTTATGAATAACTTACATTTATTTTTTGAATTGTAACCGTTCAAATAACTTGCATACAATTGTAAATTATCAATAAACAAAAGATTTGTATCATTATCCGAAAACTCTTTTTTTATACGATCAATATTATTATTAAATATAATAATGTTTATTTTTCCATAAATTTCATTAACTTTTTTCACAATATTTTTTAAGTTATTAACATTGTCATTATATCTATGATGTAATACAACATAATCACCTTTATATTCTTTATCATAATTAGTTTCACAATATTCTATTTGTAACATTTTGTTTTTGAAACTATCAGAATAATAGTTTTCAGAAAATTTGAAATTAGGAAATGTATCATTTGCACCACAAGCAAGGTGTGAATAATTTTTTAATGAAATAATATTATATTCTTTAATTTTATCTGAAGATTTTAAATTCCGAAACTCAATCAAATTTAATAAATTTTTAAATGTCTTTTTATATAAAAATTTTCTATCTTCTAATGTAACAATTGTTGCATTTTCAGTTATATAATGTTTTAATAACATATCAATTAAAATACATCTACTAATATGAAGTTCGTGTCCAAAACAAGGCATTTGTCCAAATAATTCTGTCATAATAACTATATATTTCATAAAATATATAAACAATATAATTTTATACATTTTTCTTAAATTCAAATTATTATTCTTTTTATTTTTTAGAATGGCAATAATATATTACATATTTTTATTAATTACAAACGGATAAAAATTTAAATCTATTTGAGGTTTATCTATTATGTTTGGAAAATCTAATTCTGGATCTGGAAGTGGAGAAGTATTATATAACACATTATCACCAATAACATTTTTGCGAATATAAGTAACCTCAATTATATTTGGAATCAAATTACTTGTTCCACAACAATTATTACCGTGTACATGAACTACATAATGAGTTTCATACAATTTTTTTAAACAATTTAGTTTTAAATTATGATTTATTCCCATACCATTATCATTTATACAATGAAATTCAATTGCAATTTGTTTAAATTTATTTAAATCTTCAAGATTTAAACTATTTAACCATTCAAATTCACCTCCTTCAATATCCATCTTTAAAAATATATTATTGTAATTATTTATATATCTTCTTAGATTTACTGTATTTTTTGAATGATATGATGCAATATTCATTTTGAATGCATTCATTTTTTCTGGAAAATTGAAAGGTAATTTATCAATTGTCCCATCAAAAGCATATGAATCTTTAATATTAAAATACTTTATTATATCACTACTAAATGATTCATCCCAACCAATACCTCCAGAAATATAACAATCATAATCTGGTATATTAGCAATTACATAACCGCCATCTCCTTTATTTCCTAAACGAATTTTGTGAGAATATTTTATTACTTTCAAAAAATCTGTCATATATTTACATTTTATAAAAATTTTATTTGGCACGGAGACATATTTGTTTTTCCTGAATGGAAAGAAATTGATACATCTGATTCTTTTCCTCCATTGCCTTATGAAAAAGCATTAATTTTAATGAAAAAATATTGTATAAAAGATTTTACAAAGTAGGCTTAATCATTTTTCTCTTCATTTGCACCAATATATCTCTGACAGATTCTTTGATTGGTTTCACATTTGGTTCTAGGCTTTCCAAAATCTTTGTGTCCAAGAAGTTGTTGGATCTTTTTGATGCCAATATTTGGTTCTGTTCTTCTACACTGAAATTGGTCCAACTAAAGTTGGGATCAACAATCTCCTTATACATTTCTAAAATCTCATTATGAGAGATGAGTCCTGGGTTTGTCAAGTTCACTGGACCGCAAATATGTTTTTCTGCAAGTTGCACCATAACAGGTATCATATTATTCAGTACTGTCATTGAATTTGGTATTGAACATACCTTTTGATAAGTGGTGATTTTGGTAATGAAGTTTCTCTCATTGACCTCATCTGTTATCGGCATTCTAATACGCAAATTGAGAACAGTGTCTTCAAAGATTTGATTATTCATCAATTGATCAGTGAAACCTTTTACAACTGAATATCCTGAACCAAAAAAATTGGGTTTACTTTGCTCTGTGAATCCGTTGATTTCTTGACCAAATGGATGCTCCTCGTCATATTCAAAAATGCATCCTGTTCCCAAATAAGTAAAATGAAGTCCGCGTTCTTTGCATAAGAGTGCAAGGTTCAAAGGAGAATACAAATTATCATTGACATTGTCCAATAGTTTTCCTGGCTTCTCCAAGTAATCTATGGTAGTGATTTTTTGCCCTTCATAAGTGCCGTGTGTGCGACCAATGAAGCTCATAATATGTGTGATTTGTGGATTGAAACTGAAATGCTGTTCTATAATGGATTCAGTATCATTAGCTCTTGCTACTGCTTTTATAAAAGGAATCCCTTGTGAAGAGAGATAATTGCATACTTGATTACCGATCCAACCATTTGCACCAAAAATGAGAAAAGTATTTGATGTTGACATATGAAGTATAATCTAATTTTGTATTTAAATTAAATTGTATGTGAAATATTATACACCTTTGGAAAAGGATGTGCATAGTATATACTCCCTTTAATCTCTTTGATTTGCCAGTTGGCAAATCAAACTATATACATTATTGTATGAGTTTTAATATTATTATTTTGATTCATTTTTATCCAGATAAATATCTTTTTCTAAATCCTCAACTACTTTATTAGCTTGTGCAAGTTTTTCTTGAATTGAAACCTTATTTGACTTGGTTCCTACCCATATTTTATCTAATTTTGGATGTTTTTCTACTTTAAAGAATTCCCTTTGTCTAGTATGTTCTTTATTTAACCATTCGTGGTAATAAACAACGTATTTTTTCATCATATTATGTGAAATTCCTTCAGGTAATTCTTTTGCATTATGTTTTCTTTCTCTCTTTGTTCCTGGTAAGATGCCTTTACAATTGCTGTGTTGTTCTTCAAATGTAGCAATTCTTAAATTATTATAACAATTATTTAGTTGGTTTCTATCAATGTGATCAACGCTTACATTTTTTGTTCCTTTCCCATTGCCATAGCAATTCATAATAACTTGATGCATTGTTAGTTTATTATTTCCAGTTACATATCCATTTGCAGATATAAACCAAGTAATTTTAATGTCATTTTCTTCTTCGTAATCTAGTATTTTTTGATAACTTATAGGACACAATTTACATATTGTATTTTTCTCACAATACATTAATAAATACTCTGAATCATTTTCTTTTACTCTCCAAAATGGATTTTTAAAATGATATGAGTGTATTCCTTTTGATTTAAAATGACCATTATTGTATTGAATCACATTATATGATTTTTCAATATTTACTTTAATAGTTTCAAAGTCCATATTGTAGTTCCAATTCATATTATAATGAATAATATGAATATTTATATCAATTTTATTACAAGTAAAAATGTATAATAAGTAACCGTGCGCTTAATTGGAATAAGCACTCTTATTCCCAAAAGTTTCCAATTGGGGAGGACTGTATCTTAAGCCAGCTCAGGTTGATTAGACCTTCTTTGCTGACCCATATCCGTTCAGTCTCTGACGCCCTACCATATCCTATCATAGCGGATTTAGGTAGTAAGCATGCGGATTGCCCAATCTTTTTCATTATTACCGTACCCAAGTTCATTACTCTTGGCCAGATAGTACTTTCGTAACTATCCTTGGTAGAAAAAGCTCTAAGGGGTTTCCCGAACAACAAGATATGTTGCAAAATTGATTGTAGTAAATAACAAACTAAAGATAGTCAGTAACAAACAATTTCACTAGCTACTAGCATATTTTGTGAGTGCTTAACTATTTTTTTCAAAGACAAGAGCTCACATTGTCTTTGTAGGTAGCTTTTCAACGCACTAAGAATTTTTACGTTGTAGTTGGTAGCATACACGCGGACCTTGGCAGTCTTGGTACCCTCAACGGTAGCGTTGGAGAGGACAAGCTGAAGGGTGGCGTTATCAATTCTGGAGAAGTTGCAAGTTCCTGAGGGTTGGTGTTCCTCAGGTCTCAAGGCAAAGCTGTACACGTTAATACCTTCATCAGGGTTGCGTGTGTGGGCTTGGTAAGGTTGGACCCAAGAGAAGTAAGAACCTTCACGCTCAGAGAAGCGGTCTTGGCCGTTAAGCTGGAGCTTAGCGACGACAACAGGGTTCTGACCCCAACAGTGCATATCCAAAGAGGTCTCAGTGAGGACAAAGGTACCAGCATCAGAGACAGTGGATCCGTTAGGAACACCGTTGTTTTGCACGCTTGAGATGCCAAGAAGGGCAGCAGCAGAAGCGGCGGCAGCAGAGTTGATAGGGACGTTGTGTCCGCTGAAGTTAGGCTCATTGTAAGGGTTACTAGCACCGTGCCAGTATCCAGTGAAGCCAGCAGGGATGTTGGCATCAAGGGCACCAGCATCCTCAAAGAGGCCACGGGCATCAATGAAGGCATTGGCACCAGCAGTCTCTGCAGGTCCACCGAAGGCGTGGATAGCGTTAGGAAGGGCATCAATGGCATCAGTGTAGTTGAAAGGCTGGGCACCAAGAACTTTGAAGAGGGTGGTGTCGCAAAGAAGAGAAGAACAGTAATCAACGTTCTGGTCAGGTTGGACAACCCAGATAAGCTCCTTCACAGGGTGGTTGAAGTTGAGCTTGATCTTGTTACTGGAAGAACCGACGGACTCGTCACCAGTGAACTGAAGCTGGCTGATGAGGTACTCGTGAGGGTTCTGAGCGAATCTGCGGCGCTCGTCAGTATCAAGGAAGATGTAGTCAACGTAGAGGGAAGCAGCAACAAGAGACTGGTTGTAGGCAATCACGGCGGTGACAGGGGTAGCAACGCTGAGCTGCTTGGTAGCATCGTAAGGGTTGACGTTGCAGTTAAGAGATGTAACGGCCCAGAGGCACTCATCAATAGGGCGGATGTCAAGGTTGATCTTGACCTCGTGGTATTGAAGGGCAATAAGAGGAAGAGCAAGACCAGGGTTGGTGTTGAACCAGAACTGGAATGGCACATAAAGAGTTGTCTCAGGAAGAGCGTTACGGGGGGCACACACTTGACGAGGGGCAAGGGAGTCACAAGGTCCATCAACATCAGCGAAAGAAGGATCGGTGATGAAGGTGAGCTGAGTGGTGTTACCAATCATCTTGAAGTAACCGCGTTGTTGCTCAGCGGTCATTGTGAGCTGGTTCCAGATGTGCATCCAGTCACCATATTGGCGATCAATACGTTGACCACCGATCTCAACCTCAACCTGGGCAATAAGTTGCTCACCAGGGAAATCTAACCAACGGGCATAGACAGAACCCTGACCAGTGGTAAGAGTAGTAGAGTTACCCATAAGTTGGTTGATC